TCTTCCTGCATACGCTCGTTCTCTCCAGCCTGCTCGACCTGGGTCTGTTGCAGAGTGGTATCGGACTGCTTCTGAACCTTACCCTGGTCTCCCTGCTGCCGCATGCCCTCGATCTTCTCGCTGGACTGAATCTTCGCCTGCACGTCCTGCGACCGGTCCTTGGAGACGGCGATTGCCGTCGCGTCAGGCGGCTCCTGCGAGGGAGGCGGTTGATTCATCTGCTGAAGTTGCTGCATAGCCTGCTGCATGATCTGCGGCAGCTTACCGAATGCCTGCTGTGCGGCCCCCGTCACGTGCTTCGAGGCCGCAGCGAGCGCCCGATCCATTTCAACGCTCACTTCCTTCACCTTGTGATGGAGTTTCGCGATTATTCCCGCGTCAGCCCCTGCGGCCTTCGAGACGACATCAACCATCTGCTGCACGTACCAGTAGAGAACGTGCTCGCACAGGTGCGTCATCGCCGGAGCGGTAAACTTCGATGCGATCATCGGCAATCCGCCAAGGACCGGACACTGGTAGAAGTCGAGCAGCACCTGGATATGCGCCAGATGATCCTGCTCGGGGAACGCAGCGACCGGACGCCCGAGAGCCATAGCCAGGTTCTCGTTCACCTGGTTCATTTCCGTAATCTGCGGAACGGGCTTCAGGAGGGCGGTAGCGTTGGGCAGCTTCGTCCGCTGGAGAATCAGCTCCTCGACCTTGTACTGGTCGTATAGCTCCGGGTGCGCGTCCGACCTCTGCTGAACGATCTGCAACTGCGCAAACCGCTGGATATCTGAGAATACCTCCGGATCCGATACCGGGACGACATCTACCGGTCCCTCGTAGTCCGTACGGTACGCCAGAAGCTCCCCGGCGTCGTCCTCGATGTCGTCGTCCGTAATATAGAGTCGGTTGATGCGATGCAAAACGCCGATCAGGCGATCCATCGCATGATGCAATCGCAGGTGGATAGCGCTGAGAACCTTCAACCCTTGCTCGATAAGGGCGAGCGTCGTCCCGACCGGCATGTTCGCCGCGCCGTTCTGGGAAAGGTTCTCGAACGTGGTCCTGATCAAATCCTCCCCTTGATCTGTGACCCAAGCGAGCAGTTGGTAGAGCATCTGGCTTGGGGGATTGAAGGGGAGGCCCATGACGACTTCCCGAATATCCTTCGCCCCAACACCGCCTTCAACTTCGGTCAGCTGTCCGATATTCAGCTGGAGGGACTGACCGGACATCCCCGACCCCTTCAGCTTGACTCCTGTCTGAAGGTTGTTTACTAGAGCGGCGTCGAGCAGGGCACGCAGCGATCCGGTTGCGGCACCGGAGAGCGAACCCGCCAGATGAATGAGACCTACCGACTGAGCACCCTCCCACGGGATGAACTCGAAATCGACGAGCCAGCACATATTCTCGCATTTCTCATCGTCCTCTTCCCAGTTACGGGTTATCCGCATTATCTCATGCGAATGGGCGTCAAGGTCGATGAGGTAAGGAAGCGGGTCTGACGAGTCCTCCGCAACGTCCTCCATCTTCGGACGGTCGCCCGCGATCTTAATGTCATCGACATCCTCGATAGAGGCCAGCACTTCGACAACAAAGATAGTACGGTTCCCGTCCCTATTGTAGGTATCACGCTCAACCCCCTGCACCTTATCCTGGGCCTTTTCCGCTGCGCTCTCGTGATCAGTACGCTGAGCCGGTGGGGAGATCGAGGTCGGCTTGATATAATAGCCTGACCGGATCCGATTATCAAACTCAGCTTGCGTGATAACCGTTCGTACTGTTCTTCTCTCGCAGCTGTAGAAGTCCGACGCTCCATCCGGAATGTAAACGTCATCAATCGAGAAGAACTGGGGTACCGGCCTCTTTTTAACCGAGTCATAGACCAGCCTCATATACATCGAGCCGCCGAGCGGGTGCTGCGACAGCAGCTTCTCGAGCTGATTCCGGAAATCCGGCATCTGCCTCTTGAACTGCCAATTCATATGCGCGCACTTGCGCTTGGCCTTCTCGACGCGTTGCGGGGTAACGGTCCCTACGATATCGTCCTTGACCGGACCCTGCGAGGGGAAAATCTCCCCAATGGTATGAGACTGGTAGTAGATAGTTGCCTTCGTCATCATCGGGTGGACGGCTTTGCTCGCACCCTCGAATGCCTCACCCCCAGGTGCCTCGTCTCCGAGACCCGTTCTCTTGATACCCTCCGCGTACTTATCGTCCCGTTCCTTCCTGGAATCCTTATCTCTCTCGATGTAATCGAGGAGATCGAGTCCGAGCCGATCAACGGCACCCGGATCAACCAAGTCGAGCTCAGGAATCAGGTTGCGGTAGAAGTCGTCCTCGTCAGCCGTAGGAGACAGATCGACAGTCGGCCGGATCTTGACGATAGCCCCACCGTCATCGGTATCCTCCGGATCGGAGTACTCGTTCGTTACGTTCTTCGATATAGGTGGACCGTCGTCGTCCTTGTCATCGAACAGGTCTTTAGGATTGGCGGCCATTGAGAGTTCTCCTGAGGGCCGCAGCAGCGAGGATCGTCCTCACTACCGTAGAGACCTGCTCACGGATCAGAAGGGGCCTGAGCTCCTTCCGAGAAGGAGGCCGGGGCCGATGCTTCAATTGATCAATAGGGTTGGTCATGGAGGCACCGGACCTGCGAACTGCCCACACCAATCGGTAGCGGGGTCTACCGTAGGCCAAGTCCAAACGGATCCATTCCAGATAGGAGGATAGCATTTGCAGACCACATAGGTTACGGTCCCTGCCTGATCAGTGCCGAGATGAGCACAGGTACCACAACTGCGGCCTCGGGGATCGTCAGTAATCTTCGGGCTCGGCGTACTCATCTCCCTCTCCCATCGTATGGATTGCGACGTTTCTTAGCGTGCAGTTTTTCCAGAGCCTTCTTGGTTTCTTCCTTGGGATCCATACGCACCGTAAACTTCATATCGAAGCGATGCATCAGATAGATCCACGCTTGAGTAGCAGAGTCGAGCAAATCGTCGTGGATCAGGCTTCCCTCCCCGACGTAAGTGCACACCTGCGAGATTAGCGGATCTGCCCAATTCCGTGGTTCTCCCCTTGCCTTCGTAGACTCTACCGCCCATACCCTCCCGTGAGGGAAGAGAGGGGAGCAGGCGTGCAACCTGCTCAACTTATCCATGCCTTCGGGATTATAGCTCTCCGTAAGCAAATGTTCTACTGCCAGCTGTTGCCGCAGGGAGATACCCGACCCCTTATCCTCCAGGAGGATTAGGTCCGGGGGACGCCCCTGGTGCTTCGGTTGACGTTGCTTCTCCAGAAGAGGTCTGAGTACGGGTTCGTCCTGATCTCCATACGTAAAGCTTTTCTCAATTTTAATGCGCTTGATAAGTTGGGGGAAACCCAGATAATCTTCCCATGCGTCGAGAAGCATGATGTGATCGGTGCGCTCGTACGTAAAGAGACCCCAGACGCTGCACGCCGTCGGATCTCCGGTCTGTTCCCTTTTGTCCCACTGCTTCTCAGTAAACGCTGTGTCGAGCGACATAATGATAAAGCGGAACTTCGGTAGCTTCTTAAGAGCGGGCCAAAGTCTCCACTGTGATCTCTTAACGAAACCAGCTTCCTCTGGATCAAGTATCTCGCCATACAGTTCCTGGCGACCGACCGATGTTCCTTCATACTTGGCGACGTTCTCAAAGAAAGTACGGGCAAGGTTTTCCCTGTTCTCGTAGGTTGAACCGTGGATAATGATGCTACGAGGAAGCTTAACGAGATTGCGAATGAACGGTTTCGGCTTAGGTGTGCCAGTCCAGAATATACGCGGGTGCGAGCCGAGACGAAGGCCCATGATAAGGTTGTCCCAGGCTTTATCCGGGTAACGCCAAGACGCCACCTCGTCACACCAGGCGCGATGACACTGAGGTCCGCGCAAACGCTCTGGAGTATCGGCAGAGAATCCCTGGATGAGGGAGCCATTCCAGAGACAGATCGCAAGGGGACTCTTCGTCGCCCAGCGAATAAGCTGCGGAGGAATGATCGGATAGACTTGGTCAAGTTCTTTATCATAGTAGCTCCCGTGTAGCCCCGTAGGACCATAGAAGCAAACCTTGAGCAGATCCTCGTGAGTCGGAGCAATGACGAAGTTGTAGCTCTCGGGCTCCATGGCAGCCTGCTGCCAGAGCCACTGCGCAGCGGCAAGCGTCTTACCGAATCCCCGGCCCGACTTGACCCCGTAGAAGTCCCAATCCTCGTCCTTGGGTGGAACCTGCTTCTTGCGCGCAATCCGTCTCCAAAGGAGACGGGATCTCAGGAAGAGGAGGTCTTCAAGAGAGAACTGCTGAAGCCCCTCCCGAAGCTTGACGGGATCCGTGCCAAACTCGACTGCTGAGTCGTCGAACATAAAAAAACCCGAGGGGCAGCTTACGGGGGGTCTTGAAGCTGTGGTTCCCCTCGGGTGTCCTAAGAGGCTAAGACAGCAGAGCTTGCGAGGAGCAGAATATCACGATCCGTGTTCATTTGCAATCCTTCGTTCCGTTGCCACCCTTGCGATTCTTCACGATCTTCTTGAGAGGAGGCGATAACGTTCCCTCGGAGTCAAGCCTACGACGGAGCGCACGGTTCTCTTCCAGAAGTTCCGATACCTGGTCCGTAAGCTTTTCGATTTGAGACAGGAGCCGGTCATTCGAGTTCGGGACTGGAGCCGCCGGGGCAACCGTTGACGCAAGAGCTTCAAGCCTCGGCCGTTGAGCAGGAGCTTGGTTAACGTACGGTGCTTTCTGGTCAGCCAGACGCGCACGCTCCTGGATTTCAGCGGGCGCCCTCGCAACATGCGAGTATGGGGGATCTTTATCCTTAGGACTACACGCACGGCAGTTTACCCATCCATATCTCATCGTAGATCCGACTACGGGAGCATTGGCATTCCCCTTGCCAACTACTATTACCCCTGGAGTATACCCTTTCCGGCACTCCGGATTCCGGCACTCAGCCATTGAAGTCATCCTCCACCCAAGCTTGACCTCTCAAAATCTCCGGCACCGGCTGACCCTTCTTCGAGCGCTCGTCCTCTTGAAGCTGCCGATACCGAGTCAGAAATTCATCGAGAGAGCCATAGGCCAGCATCCCACCGGGAGATACCCGCATGCAATAGCGATGGCGGATATGGAGATAGATCGTGGGTTCTTCATTCCTAGGGATAGTCCAGTCCTCGTCGTACTGATACCCGTAACGGGGATGCTTCAAAATCCTTATGAACTGAACGTCCGCTGGGATCTCCGACAACCGTCGAAGCTCGGAGATGGGAAGTCCGATAACCTCGTCACCCATGCCGCCGATCTTCATTGGTGCAGCCTCTCGTCGTCGTCGATCTCATCGGACCGTGTAGCGGGGGTTTCTTTCACAACGCTGCGAATCGGGGGCTCTCCCGTGTCCACCCAATGGCCGTACTCTGAGTCTGACCATCCGTTTGCCTTGGCGAGATAACGGTTTCGAGAAGTGTCTCGATTTGGTTCCGCTATTCCGCTTTCGACCTTTCGAGTCAGACTTGAGTTGTCTACCGGCTCTGGTTCGGTAGTAAAGACTGGAAGCGGCCTGCCTGGCACGTTCCCCTCTCTCGGTTTGTTCACGGGTCAGTACTCTCAATGGATCAGCGATATAATCCCAGACATACCGGGCAGCCGCCTCATAGCTCCTGGGGCGGGGGGATAAACACGACCCGAACCTCTGGATAGTCACGATCCGCCCTCGGGTAAAGCGAAACCTTGTTCCCCTCTATGGAGTACGCCGACGGCAACCCGACATCGGACTTCTCCTGCAACTTCTTCATATGCCCGGGAGTTACTCGAACCAAGGCATGCACGACCTCATTCGGCAGATCCACAAGGATATGCAGAATATCATGCAGGTCCGGTACCACGAATGAGAGCTGGTCCTTCTTGAATTCCATAGATACTCTCCCAGAGACCCGGATGCTTGGAGAACTCCTCGTTGAAGGCCCTCGTCGCGACCGGCTCGACGATCCTCTTGAATTCCCGGAACGAAATGAGCGTCGGTCTCACGACAAGAGGTCCGGGGTGCTTCTGAATCTCGATCAGGATCTCTTCCAGAGACTTCTCAGTCAACTCAAGAGGAGTAGACAGGACGTTCGAGAAGGTTCCTCCCGTAACCCAACCTCCAACAGGGGGGAGGAAGATCGAGCGCGCCAAGGGATTCTCGGCCAGCACCGCCCCTACCGGCACGGCCGAGAGGAATCTTAGAAAGGAGCGTCTGTTCATCCGAGATGCAGTCCTTGTACTGTGCGGAGAAGAATGACGAGGCAGACAACCGCGACGATAACCCAAACGAGGGTCTTGATCATCGGCGGAATCGCCGGGATAAACGCGATAATAGCGTAACCGATGCAGGCGACGATTGCAATGATGATCAGGGCCGTGAGCAGTGCAGTGATCATAGAACCTCCTAGACGTTTTTCGTCGGCTTGATGCTGAGAACCGGAACGTTGAACGAGTAGTTCTTGATCTTCCAGCCCATCTGGTAGGTCCAGTCCCAGACGTAGAGTAACTTGAACGTACCCTCCCTATACGGCCCCTCCCCTGGGCGCGCGAATACGTATTGAAGGTTGTTGCACGAATTTCGCCACGCGCTCCATTTCCAGGCTCTCCAAGGAGGCCAGGCATCCGGCATATAGGGTACGAGCTCCGAGGGCTCGGTCTTGCTCCATACGAGAGCCTGCTGCCCGGATACCCCATCCTCGGGGTTCTGATAGATAGGGTTGAGGAACCCGATCTTCCAGGTGTCGATCTGCCTAGCGTCCTTGATCGAAGTAGCGTTCAGTACCCAGCACCGGAAGAGGCAGGGGAGAATCAGTATCGGCCAGCCGAGGACCATGGCGAAGAACATAATCCCCTGGATGAACCAGAACCACTGCCAGATAAACGGGCTGTCGGAAGGTATTTGCCCGGAACCAGGCGAAGGGGTTGACAAGGGGATACCCTCCTATCCGGATTCCGTTAACAACCATCGTACTGACGTACGTAGGCTTGAGTCTCTTCCGGTGACTCTCGGTAAGCCAACGGCGAACCGCTCTCGATCCTCCCCTGCCATCGAGGGAGGACGAGAGCCAACTTGTCTCCTTGAGCTCGTCACGGAGCATGCTTCTTTCCGTGCGGCACAGGCACGACGGGTTTCAGCCGATCCTCAGGGGTATTGGAAGGAGGATAGGGACTCGTTGGCGGAGTGCTGATCGGAGAGGGAACCGTAAGGTAAGCCCATGGATACGGCTCTATCGGATGAGGCTGATGCTCCTCTCCCGGCGGCACTTCAGCCGGAGCAGTTCCGATTGGGGGTTCCATGCAATGCGCTTGAGCCGGGTCGATACCGTTCAGGTTAGAGTACGCGGCACAGGAGGCGTACTTATACGCACCCGGAGTCGGCCAGACCAGTTGACAGGTAGTAGTAAGGGCGACCGTCAGACCATCACTTCCTATCGTAGCCTGAGTACCTGTGCATGTCAACTGCGGGGCGACTACCAAGAACTGCAACTCCGCGCTCTGGTTACCTACGGTCCCGTCCTTAGCGACCGTGGAGATGGTAACGTAGTACACGCCGGGGGGTTGCGACCCCATCTCGTAGTTGGTGCCCGTAACGGTGATAGGAGGCCCGTAGTTCCCCGAGGTCGTTCCAAGGTAGAGGTTGTAATGGTCAACGGTAGCCGGGCTGCCATCCGCATTTTGCGTCACGGCAGGCCAGTAGATCGCTACGTGAGCCGCTCCTACCGGGACTGGAGGTTGGGGTTTCGGTTCCGGGGGCTTCGGTGTAGGCGGTGCGGTAGTCTGCGACCACCATCCGTGACTTGCATCCCCGCCCGACCAAAGCCACCAGATACCCGTCGTGGCGAGCTGATACATCTTGCCGCCGTTATCGACCTGTAGAAGATTCGCGCGGCCTCGCGTATCAGCCCCATTGAGCAGCACGGACGTAGCGGGACTGCCGTTCACAGAGCCGAAAGTCCAGGTACCATCCACAGTGTAGAGCGCGGTACCGGGAGGATCGGTCGCCTTGAGCTGAGTACCGTCGGAAGATGGATTCGTAGCCGGAGTCGGGAAGCCTACCGGATTCGTCTCCTGCCGAACGACCGGGGGATGAGCCGGGTCCTGTGCGAACGCAACAGTCAGCAGGGGGAGAGCGACGAGAAGCAAGCCTGAGATTTTCATATGACCTCCGAACTCAGGGACTCAGGATATAAGCCGTAAAGTTTTGCAGATCCCCGCCCGTTGTATTTATGCTGAACGAAACGGCCGTTGGGCCGGTAGGAGAATTAGCGTTGAGATCATAAGTAATATAACGGGTATACCCGACAGTCGGGAACGGGTTGTTGCCGTTGCCTTGGTCAAGGCCATTGTAGGGAGTCGCAGTTACAAAAGTCTGATCCCCCGCACCAATACACATTCCCAGCCCTACGATCATCGACCCCGGAGAGATCAAAGGAAAAGTCAGAATCGCCGGTAGACTGCCGAAAGGAGTGACCCCTACGTTGTATGCACCATTCGTCGCGGAGACGTTATAGAAGACTACACCATTCCACTCGAGGGGACCTGACGAGGGATCGAAGTTCAAGGTATCGGTAACTATCGAGCCGTACTGAGAAAGGTTCCAACCGCAGATGAACGTTCCATTGCTTACGTGGAAATTGATATCCGGCGCTTTCCCATCATAGGTCGGCAGGAGGGGAGCGGACCCGCTCTGAGTCTGCCCTCCTATGAACAGCCAGATCTGCGGACCGAGCCCGGCATCAAACGCCGACTTCCCGTTTACGAACGAAGCGGGATACGTGGTACTCGCCAGCCCCCAGCCAACATTAAAAGCCTCCTGAACGGGGGGGACTGGCGCAGCGCCTTCTCCAAGGAGGGGTTGTATCAAGCTCATTTGTAGATCCCCTCGTACACGTTATCCAAAATGCGCTCGACGAGCTTCCAATCGACGGGACGGGACCGGTTCACCCAGAGGGAAGACACCACTAAACCGACCAGGATTCCCAGCCCCGCCCCGAAGATTATCATGGCCGGCTCCTACTTCGTATGATGTGCAGCGGGCTTCGCTTTTGCCGCATGGGGAGCGGCGGGCGGGGTAGCGTCGGAAACCACGGGGGCACCCAAGGTGGGCGGATCGGGGGCAGCCAAGGGGGGAGCAGCAACCTGAAATGAAACCGGAGCGCTGTCCTCCGATGTCAGGGGAGGAGTCTGGGTATCCGTGCAGGTCGCCTTGGCGAGATAGTTCCCTGGTGAGAGGTTGTCGATCTCGAACTCGGTCTGATCGGCGGCGGCGTGACCGACGTTCGTGAACGTCAGCCCGTTGTCGTCGCTGAGCTCGACATCCATCCGTGCGATCTCGGACGGATCGAGTGCCGTGCCATCCGAACGGGTGGTCGGTGCGGTAATCGGAATCGTGACAGTGCTCATTACGCTTCTCCATGTGAGGGTAAGTCGGGGGGAAAGCCTCGGCCTGCAAGGCGGCGCGAGACGGGGATCTTTCACTTTCCATTGAGGTATCATGTGCGGTTCCTCATTAGATCCTTACCGGAGCGATCTCAAGGAAACCCCAATTGCTGATTCCCTTGACAGCGATCCTCGTCATAATCTTGACTTTCCCGTCCTCGATCTCGAAGAAGAATCCGGGGCGCAGGTAGCGGAGCCATAGGATAGGTTTCTCGATACTGCCGTAGAGCCGCCGGTACTCGGCCAAGATCATCTCCAGGGATCTCTCCATCGAGAGTCGCAGATGGTCCCTTATCATGGGAGTATCGTTGAAGGAAGCGAGTACGAGCATCACATACTCCCAACTCCCGTCGTCGACAACATGCGACATCCAAGGCCCTTCCTTGACCTCGAACAGCTCGTGAACGAGGGGAATCTCTATCGGGATGACTTCGTTCTCCCTGACGGGATTCGGTTCGCCTGTAGTCATGTGCGGTTCCTCTCGAAGTAATGATTGGCAGGGAGATGTGCAGCGCGCCCCGCCCGGATTGGTACGCCGTCCTTCCCGACGACATACGCCCGTGAGGGATCCCCGTCACTATCCATATTATCCTGCAAGCGGTCGCACTGTTCATACGCCGTGCGTCGCGATGTGAAAGCTATCCTCAGAGTCTCGACGAAACGCTGACCCGGGAAGCACGTGACTGCGATTACGTTGAACGTCCCCTTATCGTTCTCTTGCTCCGCCATAGCACTCCCTCTGGCCTAATCTGCCCCGGTTATTCGGGCGGGCATCCGCCGGGGCTCGGCGTCGTGAACTCATACCCGACTTTGTCCCACCTATTGACCAGCCTTTGAATCCTTGGATGGCTTCTCCTTCTCCGGATCCTTCTTCGGCGTGACCAGACCGAGTATAGCCTCGATCACGTCGTTCCGCGATTCAACCTTCATCGGATTCCCGTTGGGCCCGCTGAATTCCCTGCGCTCCATGGCCGGCCACTCTTCCTTCTTGCGTGACGCGAGCCAATGCTTCTGTGCGAGGAACTCGGGCCTGTAGTACCGCTTGACCTTCATGACCTGTGGGTTCTTTCCACCTACAGCCTGCTCCTCGTATTCGTGAAACCCATTCGCCGTCTTGAACATCGAGTAGAGCACCTGCCCATCCGCAACAGTGCGCCCAGCCTCGATGGCTTTGTCGAGTCCCGGGTAATACTCCCGCCACTTCTTGATCGTCCCCGGCCCCAGCCCGTACACCAACTCTATCTCATCATCGGTAGCCCCCCGCATGCAAATCAAGCGTACGAGGTTCTCGTGGTTGGGCAGATACACCCCCTCAGGCTTACCCAGAGGCTTGGCCCTCGGGTATGGTTTCTTTCGCTTGCGTATACCCATCTGCCCTCCCTATGCGGCGGGAGGAGTTTACGCGAGCGCGAGCGTCAGCGCAAGCAATCAAAAAATGCCCCCTCCCCATAGTACCCTATAGGATAGGGAGGAGGCTAAACGGGCGGACTACCCGAAACTAACCAGCAGGACGCTGACCGCTCCCCCGAGCAGAATGATCCCCGGTACGATAACCAGCGACGGCCAGCGTACCCGCCGCGATACGGCCTCCACTACCAGCGACCCCCCTATGACGACGAAGAATACCGCTGCAATCATCAGATACTCTCTCATTGATCGTCTCCCCAAATCCCGCCCAGAACTATTAGCGCCAGGATAATCAACAGGAAGGTAATCACGAGTATGGATCCTCCTCGTTGAACCCGAACGCCTTGCGCGCGGATTCCTCCCCATGCAACTTCTTCCAAAGATCGAAGGGCGGATGCTCCCCTGGCTTTGGACTCGGCCTCCCCTTGAACTCGTTGAATAAACCCTTTACAGGGGGTAGGGTCCGATTCCGCAGTTCCTCCCACTGCCGCTCCAACCTGCGCCTCATAGCGAGCAGCACGAGTAGCCCGACCGCAATGCCGGTAATTCCAGACGCGATGGATATGATTATCTGTGTATCACTACAGCTCATATCGCAGTGCTCCTCTGCTCGACGTGCAGCCTCTTCAGCTCGACGATGGAGAGCACATAGCAAGAGACAACCTCCTCGCTCACCCTCTCCGCCGACGTCACCCTCTCCTGATAGGGCATGGCCTCCCTGATTTCCTCGAACCTCTCCTTGACGAATTGTCGTATCTGAAATACCTGCGAAAGCGCAGGATCATCTCTGTTCATCGAAGTCTCCTCCTTTCCGTTTGAAGTCGAGTATAGGTGGTGGCCACTTGCGCAACGCAAGGCTCCTCCAATCCTCCGGCTGCTCGTACTTCCCCACGTTATACTTCTGCAACCTGTTCCTCTCGCACGCCCGGCACACCTTCCTCCCCTCCTCGGGAAGATGTCCACAGGGTAGAGTCGGGGCATCCTCGCTCATGGCTTCAGTGCCTCGCGTAATCCGCACGTACAGGTATCCGGCCTTTCCCAGCCTCCGTATGCAGAAGACACGACATGACAGCCACCCTCATGCCTGCCGTATCGCTCCAACGCCGCGCTGAGGCGTGCGATCTCCTGCGCTTGCCGCTCGATCTCCTGAGCCTGTCTCTCTACTTCATCGCTCATCTCCACATCCCCTTCATAGTCAAGGCCGCACACACGAAATACAGCAGAGCCTCGGGTTTGGGCAGCACCAAGATCCCCAATGCCGCCCAACCCGCACCCGCGACATAAATCAGCAACTTGAGCGGGAGCATTACCCGGGCTTCTCCGACAGCAGGGACAGGATCTTATCCAGCTTCGCCCCGATCTCCTCCCACTTCCACTCGACGAACGCAACCTGTGCGCTGTTCTTCGAATACAGCTCCTGAACGAGGTTCTTCAGGTTCCCGTTCTCTTCCTGGAGTTGTTCGAACTCCTTCATATGCGCCTTCCCTTTGCGGATGGCATCCTTCTTGTCTTTCGCATTCCTGATCGGTATCACCCTCTCCACTTTGGCCCGGTGCATCCCCTTGTGTCCGGCCGGCAGCTGGCACTTGAGGCCATCATACGTCTCCTGACAGGGGATAAGCCTGGGCTTCCTCTTCGGCTCGAGTTTTCTGGTCGATGCTCTCATTTAACCTTCTCCCTCGTCTGGCGTTGTATCGAGCTTGAATCGCGCCACCTCCCTCCCGCACTCCGGCACGTAGCACGAGAGTATCAGGGTAGATGGATCCGTCATCTCGGCCCGCAGCGGCGCGGACGGATGGCATCTGCCCGATAGCGTTACCGGCCAATCCCCGCACAACTCGCACCCCCTCGGGTTCGGATTGACAGGGGTAGTGGGCTGCCGCTGCCTGTGGGGTGTCGGCGTCCCCTTCCGCGTGTTAGTGCCCATTGCCTTTCTCCTTATCCATAAAGACCGTACTTGGCCCTATGAACTCCTGCATCTGCACCGCCATGCTCTCCTCCGTCCTCCCGTTGAATATGATGATACGGCCCTGCATCCCCAGCATATCCAGCGAAAACGCAATGGGCTCCCCCGCCGCAAGGCGTCTCATGTTCTCGTCGCTGAGCCCTAGTATGAGCAAATCGTTAACCCTCGCCCTGATCATGGGTTTAACCCTCCCCAGGATTCCTCAATGCCCATTGCCCGCTCCCCGTACCTTGGGGTCCCTGACGTCAATAACCAAGTTCCCGACGATCTCGTGCGGTTGGCATAACCGCGTCGCTTCGGGATTGAACTGAGGATTCCTCTTGATCTTCCCGTCCTCATCCGCGAAGCAGCAGCACTTCCTCCCTTCCCAATTGATCATAACCGGGATCTGCTCCACGTATCCTCCGCAATGATGCTGCAACAGGGTTAGGGACGGGGCTCTCGTCTCATAGCGCACTATGGTATGAGATCCGTCCGGGGATATGACTACGAGTTGTCCGCTCATGGGGTTCTCCTGTACGTTATGGTCTTGACTCTGCGTAGTCCGAGATAGTCCAGTACCCTCCCCGTCGGCTGCCTCTGGCCCGACAGAATCATTGACAGGAAAGGTTCACTTATCCCGACGTTCTTGGCGAATATATGTTGAGTTACCTCCTCTGCCTGCATGAGACTCTTGATAAGCTGGATAACGTCGTTCTGGGTAAGATCTCTCATAGTGTGTCCGGAGCTCAGATCGGTCCTTGTGTTTAGGAAAGCGCTCTATGCGCGCACGTATAGTATATTTTATCCGGGGAATCTAAGCAAATCGCGTGTCACGAAGGTATGGGGTCAGGTTTTGTGATAGTGTACACGGGATATCTATAGTAACTGACTGGCGCGCCAGTTTCAAGGGGGGCCCATTTTCGGGGTGGCCGGGGGGGTTGTCCGGATTAAGTAATGTCGCACAGCAGCATTAGAAAGTTAGCAATAATGCAGATTATCGGTTAAATGAACGATAGAAAGAGCTTTACGCACTACGCGGCTCTTGCTACTCTATACGCACGTTAGATAGAGACTCTAATCTAACTAACGTAGTAGATACCTAGCGTATCTGCTAGCTCTCTAAAAACTAACTCGGAGAAAACGCAATGCGTAAAGTTACGAAGGCAGAGAAGCGCGCGCAGGCAAGCGGAGCGGCGAAGGTCGCAGCGAAGAAGGTAGCGACGAAGCGCGCAAAGGACGACGACGAAGAGCCGAAGGGGCACGGGGGCGGAGATACCCGCAGCGCAGGACCGAAAGGCGGAGTCGGCAAGGCGGAGCCGAAAGGCGGGAAGGTCGGACGAGTTCTCAAATCGGTCTTCCCGGAGTACGATGCGGATCAGCTCAAGATCCTGCGGCGGTACCTGCGGACGCACTGGAGATCGGAGGACGGCTTGCAGCATAACTGGTGCGGCAAGTGGGTCTTCACCCCGAAGGAAGAGAAGATCGCCCGGGAGATCGCGAAGGAAGTGCAGGCTCTCAACAAGTAGGATCGCATCGGGGCAAGGACGCCCCTCCTTCCTAGAGTAACATCGATCAGGCATCGGAGCACAATCGAGATGAAGAAGATCAATAGCGAGTACTCACGGCGTCGCAGGGTGAAGAAGGATCGCGAGGTGAAGATCCGACAGGAGAGAGCCTTCAAGGCCTTCCAGGATCACGAACTCTACCTCTTCCTCAATCACCGCGGAGTGCGGGAACGCTATCACGAGTGAGAGCGGGGGGCCAAGGACGGCCCCTTTTCTCAGGGGAGAATCGAATGGCTATCATCATAACGTATATCGCAGTGACCGTTTGGGCATTCCTCTTCTACCCGCCCATCGGACTGCTTCTGGTGATCCTCGGGATTGGAGCGTGGAACGCGTTCAACGAGGATTGAGAATTGGGGGCTTCTGGCCCCCTTTTCTTTGTGTCCCTTTTTTGGCCCACCTCACGTGTGAGTGTGTCTGTGACCACGCTCACCGGGTGGCCACCCATGGCGCTGACGTGGACACTTCTGTGCCACTGTGACCATCCCTCCTTAAAATGTGTAACAGGGTGACTAAACGACCGCATGTTGGTCGTTCACCCTATTTCACTTGTCAATCGTTCACCTCTTTCACGTCCACAGGTGGGAATCACCGGAACACTTGTGAAACAAGCTATTCTATCAAGCTATCATCCAATCAATCAACTAATCAATCAACTAATCAGTCAACCTTCACCCCAAATCAGTTAGATGCGCCTAGGCGTTTCGCATCTACTGTCTCCTAAGTCCCGGATTTGATTAGATTTGTTCTTCTCCCTTCTCTTATATTATTAAAAACCTTATTAAATTACTATTATATATAGAGAAGATTTCATTCATTTTCATTTTCATTTTCATTTTCATTTTCATTTTCATTCTTTCTTTCTCTCTTAGGCGCCCCCCTCGTTTTTTTGCCTCCCGCGCTATTTTCTCTTGCTTTTCAGGAACTTACGTCGCACAGCCTTGCTTTTCTTGATTCCTACCTGCTATGCTTTTTCGTCTTATTTTTCGGGAGCTTATCTCTCATTAGATCGCGCACACTTTTTTCCGCTATAAGGAAAACCGCACGATGCCATCCTCTCATTCTGCTGAAATAAACGTTGAATATGACGATTTTACCTTCACTTTCCGTATCGACTCTTATGGCTCTCCCGACGACATCCGTACCTTCGTCCGCAAAGCCATGCGCGGTCGGCAGCGGTTTGTCGTCAGTGCTCCCGACGACTTTTTGGACAATCTCGTCTACAACGTATCGAAATCCACTCGCGTGACATTTCGCAGACTCTCCCCTGTATCGTGGGTCTATCATATCCGGCTTCCCACGCCATTGCAGGGCAAACTGGCTGGTAAGCCGAAACTCCGCATTCGCTCACTCATTACAGGGGAGAGTGAGCTCTACAACCTCTTCGAGTGGGTTGGTCAGTTTCGGCGGACGACAACGGTCTCCCCTCGAGTCATATCCAGCTCAGACTACATACCTAAGCCAGCCAAGCCAGTGCGTCCACGCCGTCGTGGGAGGCCAACTGATCCCAGAATCGAGGCACGCAAAGAGCCATTGCCCGACGACGTGCGTCAGAAGCTCGTCGATACCGGTGTAATCCCGGTCCCGGTCCC